ATGCTGATGTTGTACTAACGAATGCAGACGTAGTAACAACTACAGCAGACGCTGCTGCAACAGCACTTGATGAAATCGCGACAGCAGCAGATTTAGTTCTAACAAATGCTGATGTTGTACTGACTAACGCAGATGTAGTATCAACAAATGCAGATGTAGTGACAACGACACAAGACGCCATAGATACTGCCGCAGACGCAGCAACTACAGCACAAGACGCTATAGATACAGCAGCAGATGTAGTACTAACTAACGCAGATGTAGTAACAACTAACGCAGATGTAGTATTAGCAGACGCTGCAGTGGCAAGTATAAGTCCAGTTAACTCTAGCATCACCTCAATGACAGGTCTTGACAACGATGGTATACCCTTGGCCAAAGTTGCCAATGCTGCTTCAGATGGTGCTAATAGTGACATTACATCATTAACAGGACTTACAAGTGCGGGAGCTTTACCAAGTCTTACTCCGGTTACAGACTCAGCAGCAAATTTCGCAGCAAACTTTACCGGAGCTAATCTTTACGGTGGTACGTTCATTTGCAACGTAACCGGCACTTGTCAACTCCCGCTAATGGTAGCAGGAATGAACTTCACCATTATAACACTCGGAGCAATAGAGGTTATCGTAGATACAAATGCCAATGATGGTTATCTAATGGACGGCACAACAAACGCTGAAGGTAAGAACCTTACGAACTTGTCAACCGCTGGAGATATAGCGGTCTTTCAATACTACACAGCAGACGATTGGCTTATCACAACTAATGGTTGGACACCGGAGGTTTAACATGACTATTCAATTAGCTCATAAAAGAGTTCTTGCCTTTATCAGAGGTTCAAGTCCTGCTGCCCTCGAAATAGACTACATGGAGTACGCCACAGACGGTGCTGCTCAGAGTGCTTATGTTACGTCTGCAACGGCTTATACGGGGCAGTTTCCTACTGCACAAAGCACTACTTATGTTAAAGCTACAACCTATAATAGTGCTGCTACACCACCGTGGGCTGCGACAGACCCTACTGCATCTTTAACTGGGAGCGATACTGATACAAACTGGTTGAGTGATGACGAGATAACAAATCAGAGATTCCATATTGATTTAGGGTCAAGCAAAATAATTAATAGAGTTTATTATGAAAATAGTCACGATTCCGGCAACAGCACGACAAACGGTGTCCAGAATTTTACTTTATGGGGATCAGATAATGCGGCAGCTTTTGCTGAATTAACATATGCCACAGACACTAACTGGACTCAAATTACCGGACTTTCGCAATCTACTTTTGACCAACATACAGCATCCAACGTAGCTGATCCAAAGTACATAACTTTTACAAATTCAACAGCTTATAGATATTACGCATTTAAGTTTGCTGATAATTATGGAGGTGTCCAATTTCAAGGGGTTAGACACATAGAACTCCAAACCACAGCCCTAAACTCATTCTCCGAATCCACAATAAAAACCCAAGGCGATTACGCACTTAAACTCTCAGCGACAACAGACAGCCTTAACGAAACAGTTACCAAGACCTTAACAGGCGGGGATATTCTCGATCTCACAGGCAAGAACACAATCAAGCTCGATGCCCGGTCAACTGGCACTGGTAGTAATTTGGAGTTTAATATCAGGAATGAGTACTCAGATGAAACAACACTTGACATATTTTCTGATAGTTCTTGTAAAGCCCTATATTTATTTAATAATGATGCAACAGATGAAAGTGGCAATAACGATGCTACTCCTACAGACATTACATACACAGATGGGGTATATAATCAATGTGCTGTTTTTAATGGTAGTACATCTACTACACAAGAATCCACTCTCCAAGCCTTTACAGATTTTACGATTTCAATGTGGTTCAAACCTAATGCTGAAATAGAATCTTTAATTTCAACTGAGCACGTTCCACCGTATACTTTTTCAATTGGTATGAATAACACAACTGGTAATTATAAATTACAATGTTATGCCGGTATCGTAGGTGCGGGTGCGACATACGCAGAATTAACTACAAATGATTATACAATAGATGCATGGAATTTTGTAACTATATCTTATGATTATTCTTCTGGCAGTATAAAGACAATAATGAACGGAGTTAAAACTGAGATATCAGGGCAAGCAAGTGTTGCGTGGACAAATGGTCAATATACACGGATCGGCTCATTTAATGGCTCTCATTTTTTTAATGGCGAAATAGATCAAGTTCGATATTTTGATAAAATAATATCAGATGCTGAATCGGCAACACTGTATAAAGACCCTTTCACAACCCACACAATAGACATAACCTCAGCAGACACATACCAAACAGACTCGTGGGATATCTCAGGGGTTGCTGATGCGGATAAGGATGCTATTGACCAGATTCAGGCGAAGGTTGTAGACACAGGCCCAACTATGGACACTTGTACTTTAAATGGAACAGATGAATATTTAACCCAAACCCCAGGAAGCGGAAACCAGAAACTATGGACATTTAGTGCGTGGGTATATAGCACTGATTTTTCAACGATAACAGATGTTTTTAACGCTATTGATGGAACTAACCACGATGATGTTTACTGGCATACAACAGGCAAATTTACCTGGGAAATGAACTCAAGCGGTGTTGCAAAGGGGAATGTTACCACGGATAATGCTTTTAATACAACAAGTACATGGTATCATATAACGCTTGTATACGATTCAGCAAATGCAACATCTGCTGACCGTATGAAAATATATGTTAACGCAGCGGATCAAGCACTTACTACGTCTATAACTCCAGTTCAAAATGCAGAGCCTGGATTTAATAGTGCCGCACTTCATGGTATAGGGGCATATAACTCAGGCTTAATTCCGATGACGGGGGCAATAGCAGATATTTATTTTATTGATGGGTACGCTCTTACACCAGCATCTTTTACAGAAACTAAGGGTGGTGTTCTGATTCCAAAGACTTTCTCTGGGACATACGGCACAAACGGTTTTCATGTCGATTTTGCAGCATCTGGTGATATGGGAAATGACGTAAGCGGAAATGCTAATGATTGGACTTTGAACGGGATAGACTCTGGCAATCAAGGTTCAGACACTTTTTCGTTTGCCTTAGACTATTATCTCGACAACATATATGCGGAGTAACAATGGACATTAAACAAGCACTAATACAATACTACAGCAACGGCACAGGTGGGCAGCAATGAAAACAATTAAAGACTATCTCATAGAAGGCGGATATTACCATTTTACTCAATACGAACGTCTATACGCAGATTGCATAGCTTGTTTCGGTCAGCCAGACAGCGTACAGCTTCAGATGGTTTCTATCGCTGTTAAAGAGAAATGCCCGAAGCCTTCA